CCAAACTTGCCTACTATCACCACTGACTTCTGGAAGGACGGCCAGTAATACCAATCACCGTTCAAAGTGTCTAACCTAATGAAGTTATACGGCAGCCCTTCCAGTAAAGCATTAGCCGGTTCCATGAAATAATCAGTAGCGACTAATGCTGTTAGGCTCGTTATGTCTCCTGTTTCTGCTATTGATACAGTTGTAGGAACGGCAGCCATCTCACCTATTTGCAGATCAACTTCTGACCCGCCGGTGAAATATCTGGTAGTATCCGCGTTCACATAGTAAGCACCAGGTTCCCGCTTTGTATAGCGGTCTATTGCTCGTGAAGCTCTGGCAGCCAGCAGGGGCAGGAGCACATCATAAGACGCGCCCCAGTTGCCATCCGGCATAGCATTCTTTACTTCAGTAAACGTGCAATAATCATTCGCTACCATGCTCTACTTCTTCTTCAAGTAAATCAGAAACATCACCATCCCACGCTTCCGGCTTTTCAGCTATTTCTGCTGGGGTGGCGTATCGGCCACCCCTTCTCATTCCTGATTTGATCCCATACCGGCGCTGTAACGCCTTTCTAATCTTAGGATCAACCTCTTTCACTTTCACCTTCTTACGTGGTTTAGCAGTCTTTTTGACCACTGTTTTCGCCATTCTATTTCTCGCTTTCTGCCTTCTCAGGCTTAACTTCCTTCAACTCTTCTGGAAGCATATCAAATGTCATCTTGTTCATTTCATCGTTCATCCACGGCAACGCGCCATATTGTTTTATGATCGCTTCTTTTTCAGAATCGGTTAAAACTACTTTATCCATCAAATCTCCTTTAGCCTGTTAAGTCAGCATCACCAATTTCACTTGCTCCGGCTGCTCCGGCAGTGTGCATACCAGATGCGATACAACCGCCGTTGTTTGCGCTAATGAATCCGGCCAGTGTAGTCTGTACGGTGCTGCAGTTTGTTAGTGTAACCAATACGCTTGCCCCGCCGCCTGCTCCTAATCTTGTGAAGTGTTCGGTTACAGTTGCGCTTGCGAAGTGGCAATCAGATATATGAAAAACCTGTGCGTTTGAATGTAGAATGTCTGCATCTGTGCATTGATGGAATGTGCATCCCTTAAGGATAGTCTCGCCTGGGCTTCCCTTGTTGCTTCCACCGATTCCATATCCATAATTATCACCATACTCAAATATGCAGTTATAGACGTTGTTCCAGTTACCGCCAAGATTCAGCATACAACCGCCGTCAGTCATACCACCACCATTGATCCGGCAGTTCACGACTTTGGTATTATTACCAGCCCCATTAAGATAGTCAGCGTTATTGAAATCATCCTCAATATATACTACCGGCATACCCCAATGGTTTACAACTCCACCATCTGGACCTGTCCACGGTTTTGCATCTGGTGACTGTGCCTTGATAGTGGCGAAGTTGTAAATCTCAACATTCATCCGACCTATTGTAAGTGTCGGTGCTGTAGCTGCGACTGCGCCCATAAGGAATACGTTTGAATCTGCGATCAAGCGGATCGTTCCAATTTGCCCAATGTTTACACCGCCAGCAGACCATAACATAGCTGTATAATCCAAACCAGTTCCAGCTCGTGAGAACCAGACACATTCTTCATAATACCCGCCCTCAACGTGAATGTTCACATCGATCAAGGCATACTCAGCACTATTCGCAACATCTACCGCTGCCTGAATAGTCTCTTTTGCCCTTTCTTTTGTTAAGCCAGTCCAGGTATCGTTTCCACGATGTTCGCTGACATACATTTCTACTTCCGCGCCGATGCCACCATATCCTACTGGTGAAATTTCGCTGCCTCCGTAGGTAACCATGTTGCCTTTGTACCAACTGGCTTTCATGTTTCTACTTCCACTCATAATATACTCCTTTATAAGGGGGGATTGCTCCCCCCATTTTGTTAGTCAATAATCACTGAAGGAGGTCCAACTCCTTTATAGCGATTCTCCAGGATGTAAGTACATCCAATGACGTTCAAAGTGTCTGAAGCATCAGCGTAACCTTTGATGCAGTCAAAAGCCCCAAGTGTTGAAGGATCAACCTGGAATATCACCAACTTGGTTGCCAATCCAACGTCAAGCGTATAATTTACCGCATCGGTTGCCTGGGTCATTCCATCTGAATCACAGTCCAGGTTATACCAAATCGGTACGACTGTAGTAATCACTACGCCACCATCACCAGCAACATTTGTTGCTTTATAAACCCTTAAGACTGGTTGAGTTGCGTGTCCTTGCGCCACGTGAAAAACCACAAACGCTTTATGAACAGTCTTGCAGCTGATCCAATCTCCGAGTAATGCCCCAGTATTTACTTGAGGCGCAAATCCGTTAATCAATAATGCTCCTTGCGGAATTTGTAAATTAGACATATTATTATTCTCCTTTATCTTGTCTCTAATGCAACAAACGGGCTTAATGTAACTGCGCTATTTGCTGGGGTTAATGTTCCAGGCCATGCGGGCTGACCATCAGCTCGGAAAACAAAACGAAAACACGTTTCGTCTTCAACAAATTTTACGTGGATGCTTTGTGCCGACTCCATACCACCCTTGTCGATCATCCAATACTGTGAGAGGTCTGCGAAGATAATATCTCCGAGAGTTCCAACGGTCTGGCAATACTCAACAGGAATTACAGGTCGTCCGTATAGTTTCCCGTAAGGTGAATCGTTCAATCCACCGGCCGGTAGATATACAGGAACGCCAGTTGCGCCAACTGCCACATACATGCTATGGAGTTGAGGTTCGCAGTCCTGATTAATGAACCATACCGCGTCCTTCCGGCTTGGTGCCCACATACGACTCCACATATTAACGATGTTCTCGCTAACAAGCGTATCCGCTGGCTGTCCGGCTTCTTCAGCAACAGTAACCAGTGCCGGAGCGTTTAGAATCCCAAGCGGCTGACCTGTGCCTGTTCCGTTGATAACCGCATCTTCCAGTCGGTAAGTAAATTCCATCTGGAATGCATAATTGATGATCGCTTCTAATGCCACAGCATCCTGAAGCAACTCATCTGTTGCATAGCATAGACCAATCAGTTTCTTCAATTCAAGTAACAACTGGCCGACTGTTGGATGGGTTGGGAGTTTTGTCATCCCTTCACCTTTCCAGTAAGCAAACACTCCACCCCAACGCTCGCCGTCTGATCGGTCACCATCATTAAGATAGTTTGCCCGCAGGCTGTTTGAATTCGCGCTAATCGGGAACCGTTTTACACGGCTGAGGATCTCACCCTGAGCAAATGTCAGCTTCAATAATTCAGCAGAAAAATCTTCCTGAACCAAGAACCCACCATCAGCGGGTACACCTTCGCTCATTCCGGTCTGCTTCATTTCCATCAGGCGCGGATCAGTATAACCATCACCAGATTTTGCAACAGCGGTAAGTTGATCGCCGAATGACTTAAAAGCCATAGGCGACTTAGCTGCCTCTTCTCCAGCAGCCATTCCTGGTACTGCGGCCTTTGATCCCAACCCTTTAGTCAGGAATTCACTTGCGGCACCCAGCTTCTTTGCCATCTGGAATTTATTTGTAAGATCCTCCGCTTCAGCAACAAGGCGGCTAATTTCAGATGTAACATCTTCTGGCATTTCATCTTCTTTGCCTTTCCAGTCGTCACTTAAGACATGCGCCTTCGCTACAACTGCTTCCAGTTGATCTCTTAATTTTTCAATATCCATTTTTATTATCCTTTATAGTGTTTTAATTTGATTTGTAATAAGTTCTAATCTCTTTAGCGTTAGCATAGTGAGTGCAGGATTAGAGTTTTCACTCTCCCACGGCTCGGCTGAAGATAACAACTCCCTTAAATTAGTGAATACTAATCCGACCCCGTTCACCCGACTATTGAAGTATCCAGCCAATCCTCGCTTTATTTCCTCATCGGTCAAAGCTAGGGTTTTACTAATGGCTTCAATAAACTTAAAATCGGGCGGTTCTTTGTCGAATTGTTTATAATGTTCTGCAAGGTGTGCGTAAACTCCTTTTCGGTCAATATCAGGAATATTGCAACCTGGTTTCATTAATTCTGTCATGGCAATAGCCACACCCTTCCATACTGCTGGACCTACTCCGTTATCCCCCACCCTGTGATGTGAAAACTTGATCTGTTCAAACGCATCCTGTCCAGCATAGGCATAGTGTTCTTTTATTCTGCTCTTTTCTGCATCTGATAAATCGCCCCATAATCCACTTGTAAAATCTTCAAGCGTTAGGGCATTCCACTCGCCCTCATCCTTACCAGTGTCCTTATAAGGAACGGCTGACTTTGACGCTATTGTGGCTTGGTTCATTCCCCAATTTACGTCTGAAATATCATGTAATCTCAGCTCACGTAAATTTCTAACTAATAGGCCTTGCCCTTTGATTTCCTCAAAATCATATTTTATAGGGTCATAGCCAAATGACATTTCCTTGATAGCACCTTTTACGATGCCCTGCAGCACTTCTTCTCCGCGTGGAGTGTCTAAGTATTCCCGTTCTACAAGCAGTCCACCAGTAGCTTCCGGGTATTTATCTTTAATAGTGTCAGGCAGCTTTGCTCTTGTCGCTTCTTCCATGTTAGTAATTACTGCAACTGGAGGATCACTGAAGTTATGCTGCCATAAATGCCTGATGTGATCCATGCCCTCTTTAATCGTTTTCTTGAAGGCTCCTTTATGGATCCGATCTGCGCCCAGATCAATGTTGCCAAAGATAGCAGCAAATCCAGTGACCCTTCTGCCGTCAACTTCCTTAGTGCTTATGAATGATTTATATTCCATAATTTACTCCTAATGTAAGAAATATCTAAAATGAACATTCAAAGTCTTACTTCCCGCCGTTGCACACATGCACCGATAATATATAGTTTCTCCTGCCGGGACTTCTGCTCCTCTACATCTCGGTGATTGCTCAGTTGGAAATAACCCGGCTTCGGTTAAAACCCTATGCCTGCCAATAATTACCTTAGAGGCACCATAACTAATCTCTGTCATATATAATGTGCTTGCCTGCGAAGCATCCTCAACTAATATCGCCACAATACATCCATCATCAGCCGCAAAACTCGTTGATAAAGCAGTTGCTCCGCTATCTACAATTTCTGCCCATGCGCTCCATGTGTTTGCGTTTGCATGTGCGGTTAGCAAGCAGGTGAGATTAGTCGCAATCGGGAAAACTACTGTTGTATGATGCACAACATGCTCGTGTATCTCTGCAATATCAGGGGAAATTCCCGGACTATGTCTTGTCATACTACTGACACCACCCCATATTCTCTAATCAACGGACGCCAAACAGCTTCAAATATCATAATGAATTCAGCTCCACCGCCATCACTGGTGTAATTGAATCTAAGGTAAGTCGTTCCTCCATACTTGGCATTGACAACAAATGGAGCGTGTAGATCCAACCCCACTGCACCGTCAATAATCCGTACCTGATCAGACTTCAAAGCAGTTACCGCTACTCCGGCCTGCGCCACTCTCAAAATAGATGTTTGCAGAGTGCTTGCTGATAAGTCTGTTCCTGCTGCAGAAGTAATCTGCACTACATTAGCATCGCCGTCAATCAAATCAAATCCAGCCGCCGTAACCGCTGAAACATCATCTACATCAGTAAATATGCCAGACAGTCTTAATATCTCAACCCCGCCTGATATTGTAAATAAGTTCTCGTCTTGCGCCCCGTTGGGAGTTCCATCAACTGAAAGCCGTTTACTTGCCACCGATCCCAACTGTGAAATATAGCAATAAGCGGAATTGACAACCATATCCGCGATTTCCGGGCCTGCTAATCCTAATATACTTCCTGGTTTATGTACTGTCATACAATTCTCCTATGTTGGCGGCCAATAAGGGCGTAACCTTCCATAACTTTCAATTAATGGTCTCCATACGATCTGCCAGCAGATTTGAAAATCCATAGCAGTTCCATCCGTTGTATAGTTAAATCTCATTCTTGTATCTGCTCCATATTTAGCTGACACTATGAACGGTGCGCTCAACTCTAAACCTACTGCTCCATCCACCATCCTTACCTGGTCAGTATCCATCAAGTGAGCCACTGCATTGCTTTTATCAATCCTTCCTAATAAAGATTGAACTGTAACTCCTGTGCAATCTACTCCATCCAATGTTATGTCCACAACATTTGTTTGGTCATATAAATCAAAATGCACTTTTGTTGGTGCGCCTGTCACATCGTCTACGTTGTAAAAGAATGACCAGAACCTTAATACTTCTATCGTACCTGTTACCGTTGCAAACTCTTCTGAATACGAGCCTGCTGGGTGTCCTCCTTGACTCTCAACAACCCGACATTGAACAAGGTTTGTCCCTGCTCGCCTGTAATAATCATAAAAACTATCGCCAGCAATTATCATGCCCCATTTCCAACTAAGCGTTACAAATGGATCACCAGGTTCATGAACAGCCATTATTCAACCATTACTTCATAAATCCACTCCACTATATCTCCACCAACAGTGGCATCTACCCAAACATCACCTATACTATCAACCTGAAGCCCAATGCTACCAGCCGGGATAATACCAAAATGATTTGCTTCTGCTTGCGCCTTTGTGTTGCCAAGATATAAAAGTCCTGTGTTTGTTGACCTTGACCTGAATACCGCGAAGTTGCCTTGTGGTATATCTGCCGCTGTGCATTGTTCCGCGATTCCTGCAGCAGCGATTATGTTTGATCCTACCCTGAATGATGGTCTGTTATATCCCATAAATACTCCTTAATAAATAAAACCCACTCAAAATAGAGTGGGCCATTAGACTACTCAGTTAATGCAAGCCCGAAGGATTGCTGTTAGTTTATTATATCATTAATTTGTCCACACTGTTCCTTGTCAATCTTCTCGCTCTGCCCTTGGGGCCATTGGGGTAATAACACATTCATCTTTGTACTTGCTATTCGCGCCATAAGCAACCCACCCCTTTTTAATTCCTTTGACATTTATGTGCATGTTCATCATTATTGGCATATCCCCAACGATTTTACTAACTAAATATTCTTTCATACTGTCTTTCATTACTTCCTCCTATTCGTTTTGCTCCCATTGATTGCAGCCGAATGTTTCTGGTGGGAAAAACATGTCTTCGTATTCAACGCATACAATTACACTTTCGTTTTCACATTTTCCAACAATCCCATCTGTCATACATGGCCCGAAATACTTACAATTCTTGCAGGTGCGCTTTTTCATTTCCTCTTGCCATATCAAATCGCGCTGGGCTTTTGCGAGTTCTTCCAGTTTTTTTCTCGCGGTTGTTTCAATATTTTTCATTCCGATAGCCACCTTCACTCCTCCTTTGCTTTCCATTCTTCATATACATTAATAAACTTGCACGCCTTGTAATATTCTATTGCAATAAATATCAACATGGAGATTAATAAAATAAGACCTATCATTACTTCCTCCTATTTGTTTTGCTGGTGATTTTATTATATCATTAATTTATCGCTTTTTCTCGAATTCTATTTATTTATTAGTCCGTACTGAGCTTCTATCCAACGCACAATCATTAAAAATGCTTGTCTCAACACCATCATAAACGGCTTGATGTGTTGCCAGAATTCAGTTTCTTTCATTACCGGTCTTTACTGTTAGTCTTTTTATATTCTATTAAATATTTGATATAGAGATAACTGAATACTATTCCAACATCTACCAAAGTACAATACCAATACTTCAAGAATAGTTGCATTTCCGTTAGTCCTGGATTCATAAACCACATTATTAATAATATCATCTGATCAGCCTCTTTACAAGATCCTCGAAGAATTTATTAATGTCCTTCTGGTATTTCTTGACATGGGCTTGGAGCGTGTACCATCTGCCTTTGTGTACTCTTGCTTGTGGCCCGCCCTTGCCGGGGATCTTCTCGCTGCTTATTACCCATGGAGCATAGCTTATAGGAGTGCCAATCAACCCAATAACATTACTGCCCATTGTTTTAACATCGGTATTAATGCCTGCAACCATATTTCCAGTTCTTTTATATGTACTTCCAGCAGGTTGCGGTATGCTGCTTTCAGATGGTAATTTGCCATGAACATAAAAGGTTGCCTTCCTAGTTGTCTTTTCCAGCTCCTTTGTAAGTTCAGGAGCAGACAGGCGTTTTAGCTTTGCAGTCAGTTTGTTAAGTCCGAATATTTTGAAGTTCATGGTAGCTCCACAACAGGAGTAACATTACACTTGCAGTTTACGTGTGCTGGTGGCCTTTCGTATTGCATTCCATCGCTACCTATAAACATAGCATCAATCGGAACAACCTGTTGATCCAAGTCTATACAAATAGGGCATACATCAGTTCCAGCAGTATTCCATCTTTTCTTTTCTACCACCCCGCTTGCTTTCCATGCCTCCAGATTCCCACCCGCATAAGCATTGGTAACTTCCGTAACCGCAATTCGTTTAGCTCTGACCTTGCCAAACATTGGTAATAGCTCCTTCTCTAATTCTCTTAGTGGCTCGCCTGATGCTATCCAATCAGCCACCTTGTCTTGTACGAACTTCTGCGTTGTTACACCAATTTTCGACACCTCTATCAACGTATGTTCTCTTGCCCAATTAACAACCGCATCATTAACTAAGCCCCATTGAACACCAATTCCAATGGCGGCTCCTTTGCCAATCTCTACCGCCAACTTAGTTATCAATGGTAGCAGAATCCAGTAAAGTATGTCTGCCTCATCCATCCAGAAGAAGGAATCGAAGACACTTTTTAGTTCGGGCTTATTAGTCATTAACTAATTGTTATTCCGTTATCCCACCAATAGGGAGTAGCCGTTCCTGGGTAAGGAGTACACGGAATTGGCTGCGCTGGTTGTATCGGTGTATATGGAATATATGGTTGCGGTACGTATGGAACCGCTACTATACTGCCCTCAAGTAATAATATCCTTGCCTCTGCATCTTCCAGCCTCGCCTCTAATTCCTCAATCCGCTTTAATAGTTCTTTCTTTTTCATCCTATCTCCTTTCAATTCCAAGTCTTGCCCTTTTATCATTTGCATTTATATTTAATGCGCCACAATAATAATCAAAATCTCCGCCACGTTCTCTAATCCAACGGCGTGCTTCGAACATTATTCTTTCTTTATGTAGGCGTTTTCCTTCTTTCATTTTACCTTGTAAATATGATACTTTTCCAGTGGCATCTAATAAAGCCCTTTCTACAATAGAATATGCAAGCTCTTTATATGGTTCATGTTGATAATAATTTCCTGTCATTTATTATCCTTTCAATGCAAACACCAATACAATTAATATGGGATACACTACGGAAAAGAATAGTAGTATAAGCATAGTGTGCCTGTGATATGTTATACTCTCTTCAAGTTGTGCGATTATTTCGGGGTAATACTTCAGCTTTTCTTCCTCGCTCAATGTAGCGAAATGTTCACGTAGCCATGATTTATATTGTTTCATTCTCTTATCCTTTCAATACTTCCCCTTCTGCTTCATCAATTACCCGATTCTTTTGTTTCCTCAAATGAGTTACCATCTCTTTCATTATCTTATTCTCGTCCTCCGTTCTATTTCCTTCGCCTAATAGCTTGCCTTCGATCATTTCAATTACCTGCTTGGTCGCTCCCTCTTCAAGAACAGGAACATCATAGATATTCAAAGTCCTCAACAATACATCCCCGCCCCGTAAACGTGGTAGGTTAATCCCTTCTCTAAACTCATTGACCGTGATACCGCCTGCTGTTAGGGCAGCCTGATAGCGCAGCCATAACTTCTCTGCTTCTTCCTGATAAGCTGCCACCTGTGAGAAATCCCACTTGCAATAGATGTTATCTCCGAAGTCAGGAACCAAGCGAGCATTGATAGTATCATCGTAATGCTGGAACATGGCTGATAGCGTATCCTGCCACCATGCCTTTCTCGCTTCAGCATAGTTTGAATAAGTGCTTCTTTTCAATCCAACTACTGCACCGACAAGAATAGGCGGTACATCCATGACCATACAGATTCGCGCTTCATTCCTTTCATCCAATACTTCAAAGCCCATTTCATTAAACGTAGAGCCTGTCTTTTGATATGTTGCATCAGCGTCAAGGACTGCCGGAGATAGCCAGTTTTTACTTCCGCCGTATCTCTTGTCCCACCTACGCCTAATAGCCTTGACCTGCGCTTCTTGTAAGTGTTGTTTCGTTGTCAGTATCCCAGCAGGCATCCCCCCACGTTCCCAGAACATCTTTATAAAGTCAGTCGTTGCATTATCCACATCCCCAACCCTTGCCGCTACAGCAGCAGGAGGCCAGCCCTGATACATATTCAACGGGTCGAAGTTCTTGAATACCAGTACATCTTCTTTTGCTATCGGTATCTTTGTGTTCGTTCCGGGGATCTCATACTCGTAATAAGATATAAATTCAGTGGATGATTTTACAGGTCTGATCCAATCCGGCCTCAACGGCCATAATCCAACTACCCGGCCTGCAGCGCTTCGTTCTTTCTCCCAATACGCTGTCCCTGCTAAGTCCTCATAAATCACGTTAGCGGACCAGAAATCATATTCAGCCATTTCACTATTAGGCGCTTTTATCAACTGCCTTAGTGGATGATCTGGAATCTCTTGTTCTGTTCTTTTATCGTAAACCTTCAAAGCGATCTGACTTGCAGAATTAGCAGTCTTGGCTACACACGCAAATATAAGTTCGTTCTTACGGTATCCCTGTGTTGCCATCGTTTTGAAATCAACTTCAGGATATGACGGCTTTCCTTCATCCCACCCTTTTACCCGTGTTGCTTGTAATACCTTCTCCCCTCTCATTAGAATATCAAGCCCTAATCTGATCCTGTCTATTATGTTCATAATCTATTCCTTATCAACTAAACCTATTCATCTGCGACTCATTATTAAATTTGCTTGCTTAGAATGTCTTTTTGCATGACAGTCTTTACAAAGTGTCATTCCGTTATCAACGTCAAATTGCAATTCAGGATATTTAGAACGTGGTTTTATGTGATGTCCGCATAAGTTTTTGTTACTACCGCAATTACAGCATTTATATTCGTCTCGTTCAAATACAGCCTTTCTCCAATGACCGCGAGCTCTTTGCGATGATGGGGTGTTTGTAAGAAACGTTCTGCGTTTTTCTCGAAGACGGGTTTTTGGATATTTTTCTCTTTCTAATATAACAAAAAACCTGCGAAGGATGTTGTCTGACACTACTACGTCATCTGGGTTGAGATTGTAGCAAAAAGGCCAATTATTCAAACACAAATCTATTGAGAAATTCTCGACCAGTTCTTCCAGTTCCGGTTCTGTAAAATGATTAACGTAATTATCCTTTATCCAATTTATCTCGGATTCTGGAATAGCAGCAAGGAATTTACCAATCTTTTTGTTTGACTCTGCCACTTCTTCTCTCGTCAAATACCTCATTTCAATCCTCATCATTATTAAAAAATCTGTCTGGTATAGTGCCTCCATCGCAAAAGAATACGGTATGCCTATATGTAATCTCTAAGCCGTTCCCCATTTCCTCGGTGATAAGCGCGTCCTTCCTTAGCCATTCTTCTGTTAATTCCGATAGCGTTTTACTTGAATCTATCTTAGCCATTCTAATATACACGTCTTTCATTATCGGTAATTTTATTAACGGGGAGCCGAAAGAGATTAGATCATCATACAAGCCACCGCTAACAAGACACCACTTTTCATCCCCTAAACTTAGAAACTTATCATTATTTTCAGAATATGCAAATATGTTCATACATTTATACCTCCATAAAGGGAAAATCCTATACCGCTTATATTATACCTTAGAGCATCAAGTCTATGATAGTCCGCCTTGTCTTTTATCTTCTCTGTTGGCTGACCGTATTCGTTAAGCACCCTCGAATAAGTACCGAGTTCATCAAGCAATCCCTTACACGTATTGAATACAAACAGCCGCCTTGTTTTGAATAGTTCAATCACTCGATCGATGCCTGCCTCAACGCTTATGATCGGGCTTTCCTGGACCGGCACTCCCTCAGCTTGCCAATCCATTCTCTCCTGCTTCTCTGACTTAGCACCGCCAATCCACCTGACCGTATTCTCATGTTTATAAGCTAACGCCATCAGCGCCTTTTCTCTTGTGGTCTTATTTCCCATCATCATGCAGCGATAAATATAATAACAATGAGTGTTCGGATCTTCTGCTATCCATACCAATGCCGTATTGACTGCGCCAAAGTCTATCCCTACATAACGAGGCCATTCCGGGTTTAATGGTTGAGGCTTGATCTTCTGAACATCTGGATTGAAGTCGGAGTAAATCAACCCTGCAGGTCTTTCAAATGTTCCGTTGTAAAACATATTGAATTTCCAGGCTGGCAGAATCCGCTTCATCCTGTCATATTCCTTGCGTGGAAATATGGGATTCATTATTGACTTGAAGTTGATAATCTCGTAGTCTGTATCTCCATTAACCCACCTGTCATATACTTCTGTTTTCAGCCAGCCCAAGTTATAAGGTGTTGTAGTTCCTAATGCACGCCCACCGTAAAGAGATAGCCGTCTTTGTACCGCTTCCCATGCGCCCAGCTTGAATTTATCCTGACCGCATTCATCTAACCATGCCGCTTTTACCGTTGCACTTTCAAGCCCGCCCTCCGCATCGGCCGACCTCAATATAATCCTTGATTTGCCATTCGATAACATCCTATCACTTGCCTTGTACTCCCATCCAGGAATATAAATACCAAATACCTTTTTTAGTTCAGGAAGTAATTTAAGTTTGAAAAGATCGTATGTTGCTGTAACTGCTAAATAATCCCCGTCCCCGCATTTTTTAATCTCTTGGTACAGCCACCATGGGCCAAAACACGTTTTGCCTGATTGCGAACCTGCAATAATGAACGGGAAACGCGCCCTGCTATACCACGCTAAGTCCTGCCCTGTATGAAAACAGGGTTTATATACATTGTATCCATCCGCATCAATTCCGGCATGAACGATAAACTCAATCGTCATCTTATGCCAATTTACCCATTATCTACTTTCTGATTCTCAAGATCTATTGCTACCAATCCAAAACGTATAACAGTCCTCAACACTTCCGATAATCCAACATTGTTATTAATTGCCATATCTGCCAACTTGTCATAAGTGCTTTCACGAAGCCAAACTCTGACAATCCTTGTGTATATTGCTTTACGCCCTCGCCCTCTACTTGATTTTTTCTCTCGCGGTTTACGCTCCGCTTCCTGTTCCTCAATCAACTTATTTAAGCTCTCGAACGGAGCCACTTTATCTAATTTCTCTTTACTCATCTTCAGATTCTCCTTCTACAATCTCATTTGGATCTTTTATAGTATGCACAAATATTATTTTGACTGGCTTTTTTATATCGTGTTCAATCTCCTGCTTTTGAGTTGGCTTGCCTAACATCCTATCAAGTATCTCTGTAGCTGCGGATTGTTGCACGTGTTCCTTGCCAGAACTTAGACCTGCCACTTTCATTTCAGCCGCGTCTTTTGTTGCCGCCCTTAATACCAGCTTCGCCTTTAGTGCTGTCTCTAATTTTAATTGAAGAGCAAGTTTATTTAGGTGCTCTCTTGTTTCCTTTGGCCATCTGTAAAATACTGCTTTTCTTATACCTGCATTTACATAACCTGCTTGATCGGTATTTACATCAGCACGTTCCAGCACATAGTTAAGTTTATGGTCATCCCCTATTTGGTCTAATTTAGTAGCTAATTCGGTCATTTATGGTAACAATTTGGTAACAATTTGGATTAATTAAGTATCAATAAGGTTCATCTTTGATTTATTATAGCACCTTTGAATTCCCGTTCATCATAGATCACAATATGCAGGTATCTCTTGTCGGCATGGCATTTTGCCAGTAAGGACAAATGTTCATTTACGCTTTCCTCACACTCTAATACTATTCGAGGAGATCCATCTGCCATTGTCTGTACCTTTACAATCCCGGCAGGGAAGTCGCATAAAGGGATTAGTTCAGCCATTATTGCTCCTAATAATAATCAAACAGATCGTCATAATAATAGGCGGCTTCCTGCATGAATCCGTGTGCTTTTTCTCGATGTTCAAATGCGCTTTCGATAAGATCCATATTCCCCTCTTCTATCCCATAACGCCCTTGTCTTTGATATTGATAATACTCCTGGTCTGCTTTCATGAATAAGTCGTTTACTACTCTCAATGCTGTAATGGGATCATCAACTGCCAGATTCGTGCAGTAAGTCAGAATATCATCCATTAACCAGTTCCATACCTTTACAAAATGCGGATTCTTGAATAATGTCTGATCTTCTTGTAACTGCTGCAGGAATAGCATAGCTACATCACCGCCAAGATATTCTCCCGTTTCTATGCCGGCGCAAGAGCGTATCCGTCTTTCGTATTGATCAACTGCACCCCTGAATCGCTGTGCTTCTGCTGATAACGTAGGCGTAATAATTACTTCTGAATCAACTGGTGTTAAAGTCCTAACTGCTGGCATTTCAAATTCAGGTGTGCAACTGCTCATTACTATTGCAAATACATACACAATAATAATCCAAGCAATTACCTTGACTATCTTTTCAACTAACTGGCGGAATTTAGGGGGATAGATCATTCGGCTCCAATTTAAGCTTGTGGCGGAGTGGGGTATCCTGGATCATACTCACAAGGATTACAAAACCATCCGCCTTTTCTTGACCAGCCACAGTCCCATAAACACGCCGGGGTAATACCTTCTTGTACTTTTTTATTTGGATATAAAAACCGAGTGCCAAGCCACATGTCATTTCCTTCCATCAATGGGGGCTGATAATAAAATTGTATCTTTGAAGATTCGTAACGTTTGGTAAAGCCAAGAATCTGTAACTCCCAAAAAAGCACGCGATTTGTACTATAAACACCACCGTAATACCACAATATAGATTTCACATCGGTATAGTAATGCTTTTCATATTTAATTTCAAATGGTATCAACCCAATCATAAGCACAATCAGCAAAACAATCTTCATCCACTTTTTCATTATTCCTCCTATCAAATATTAATCATCCACATTATGACGCCATACATGCAGGTTTACAGTTATCACTTTCGGAATACCGGGAATGACAACGCCCCCATTTCCAGGATCATCGTCTACTGGCGGAGCTGCAGTGTCAGTAAAGAACAAATAAACGTCATTATCAAAATTGGGGCGCAACCAGGCTATATGGCCATCTGTATATTCATGAATCAGCATTGATGCGTTTCCTTCCCAGGGTTTACACCAATTCGGCAATTTGCCAGGGGTTCCAGGGGCGTATGCGTGTAACTGCGACTGAGCATAGATCCCCGGATAATGCTCAAGCAGCCCTTCTACAGTTTTACTCTTGTCAAAGCTTGGAACTGTAACCTTACTTACTGCAACCAAGATCGCCTTTGGCCATTTCGCCGGTTCCGGTTTAGGAGCATCATATCCGGTTATGCAGGTTGCATATACTACCGGGATCTCCATCCTCAATAGGTTTGCAAACCAGCGTGGTTTATAATGCTTGCCGTCAAATTCGTAAATTCCATGTTTGCTGTTATAGGTTCCGAGTTTCATTCTTACTCCTTATATGTGTACATAAACACGAGTACCTTCATCCACTCTATCATAAAGCCACTTAGCATCATCCGTGCGCATATTGATACAACCCCTGCTCATAGGTTTTCCAAAGCTATTGTGCCAGTCTGTCGCATGGATCGCATATCCGTGATGAAAGAACATGCTCCACTTTACGCCGGGGATATTTCCGTCCTGCCCCAGCATGGTATATTCCTCGTACATTGAATACACCTCATAGCTTCCAAGGGGGGTAGGTGTCAATACTTTTCCAGAAGAAATAACAAACTCATTGATCTGCTGATCGCCCCTGTAGGCATAAAGCACTTGCTGGCTGAGGTCTATTTCCATCCAGAACTCCCCGGCTTCAACTTCAAATGACTTACTAACTGATGTAGGTGTGTGAACAGTCATTGCCTTTGGAATAATCAAGTTAGTTTCAGCTAGCGTGCTATAAATCTCAGCCGGGGGGAATTGAATAAACTTATTACTTGGGGGTATTCTCCAATAGGGCATACCGCCTGCTTCAGTTGGGTTCCGGCGTAAGAATCTCGGAACTGATAGATAATAAGCAGTTGCCTCTTCATCAGTGGCAAAGTGGTCGAATTCAACCATATCCAGGAACCATTCCTTATACTCAACTGATTCATAATCAGCTGGTAACTGATTCGGAGGGGTTTTAGAAACAATCACATCATCAATTCTGGGTTCCAACCAGTAACTTACCCATTCGTCATTCCAGATATATCTTTCCGTAGACATCCCCCACCGTACAGCAGTTTCAAAACCAACCTCAACGGATTCCGCATTATGAACTGAAACATTATAATAATCTGTCCGCTTTGCGCAATCTACAACCAAATATGGACCTTCCCAGCTATGGCCGGGTCGCTTCAGCCAAACGGGCAATCCTTGATCGGCGCAGCTCATTAACGCAACCCCATCCACGTACCCATCAAGTGAAAACCCGTTATATGCAGCCGTAGCTTCCATAACGCTCCAACCATAAGGGAATGCTGCGCCCGAAAATACTTTCGGGCTGGGCGTAAACCAGCTCTTATAAGTGGGTATTCCAGGAATCCATTTACTATTCAGCTCGTATTGATACCCATTATATTTATTATCGTCATGGGGCGCTTTCCTAATCAATCTTGGTCCACCAGGAATATCATCAGGACCTATTACCACAACAGGCTCTAATGTTGGTGCAGGTTCCTCAACCGTTTCCAGCTCTTTTATCTGGGCTTGTAGTTCTGCTACCTGCGCTTCAAGATCAACGGCAGGCATTACTTCTTCTTTAGCGCATCCCACACTAAGCAGGATACACACAAAGAGACATACATTAATTATCTTTTTTATATTCATAGGGAAATTTCCTTTGGGCAATTTAGCCATAGGTTTACTCTATTATACCACTTTCAGGATCTTGTCAACATTAAAAATCATTCCCTTCAGATTAGGAAATCGCCTTGTTATTAATTTTAGATTGTCATACCATGAGACCACGTCATGCCCTCTTTCAATTTGCTTCTTCACAAATTCAATAGCATGCTCTTTGCTATCTGCTCTACCTTCCATATGGCCTTTATGACATACCACCTCAAGATTAATTTCACAGTCAAGTTCCGGATGTCCCTTGCGTCTTTTTTCTATACAGTGATGAAGATCAAGCGCAAGCCCGGATCCACATATTTCACACGCTCCGCCCCGCTTATTTATTAAATCAATCTTGAAATCAACGTCCTTGTATTGTTTAGTCGGCATTATCTCCTTTCAGTCCGGGGAATTCCCGTTCCAGTTCTCCAAGAGCATATCTCAACCCCTTTAAGTAAGGGCGTTCTCCCGTTCCGCTTGCATAGAACCCAACCTTATAGTGTATCTGTTCAACCCCCTTGCGGTATTGCAGGAGTTCTTGAAGTGCTGTGCCTGTGTCATATTCAATTCCGTTATCCTCAATTTCCAGATGGTAGCTTATCAATTCTTTCAATCGCTCATCACTTATCTTTTCTATCATCTTCTTCCTCCTCTGTCAATATGGGTTTGCTTATTGACACATACTTGGCGAGAATGTCCTGCGCTTTCAACATTCCGTTCTGCTCATCCCAATTGCCGTTTTCTAATTGCCGTTCGTCTATCTCCTCCACAGCCTGTTGGATGGCGGTTTTCAGTTCATCATAATCGCCTTCCCATCCTGCACTCTCCGCCATCTTTTTAGCAACGGATAGATGAGCATTATTCAACTCGGCTTGCAGGGATTTATTGCGCTTATACATTGTCATTATTCTACGCATAAACCACTTGATAGTAAAGTGTTTCAGTTCACTCATCGGTTTCTCCTTTTCGCTTTGTCCTTTATGCGTTGTATCCAGAATGGCGCTTCATCTAATGTCCATGCGATAATTCCCCCAACTGCTGATATGATAGCCATAGCTATTGCAAATCCTACAAAACCAGCAAGAATATCATCCATCATCACTCACTCTCCCTTCGCCTCTCTTATCGCTTTACAGATAGCCAGCGGGAGGTCGTCAAGAGTTTCGACTTTCCTGCCTTTGTACTCTATGCCCGTAAAAGTATCTAACCAATATGATTTAAACTTCTTCTTATAAGTTATTCCGTATTGAGTAAATACTTCCTCCGCACACATCAACGCTTGCGCTATGTCCTTAGTGGGATTCCAATTTAAATAAGGGCTCATCCCAGTTTCATGCGATTTCCCGTCTTTGCTGCCAGACACAAAATGGTAATGACCACCAGACGAGCGCCACCCCATTACCTCTGTTGCCATGTATTCATTCAACTCTTTAGGGTTCATTTAGTCCTCCTTGTATATTTTCTCAAGTTGCTCACTATCCCAATGAGTTCCCCATATCGGACAATAAACTTTTGCTTTATCGCAAATCTCGTCATCTTCCGCTATAAGACCTGCGCCAGTCCAATGGTCACACATTTTACATTTGCCAAGATAATTGGCAATATGTGTCCTAACTGGTCTGGTATTACTAATTTGTTTATCGTCAATCATTTAGTCCTCCTCTACCTCTAAATTCCTGTAATTTATTTATTGCGTCCTCGCCGGAATAAGCGATTATCTTATTGCCCGGCCATTCTTTGAAGAACTTCAGTTCCAATTCGTTCAATTTCTTTCCAGGTTGTTTGACCTCGATTAGAATATTCTCCTGAAATTGATTTGCCACAATCAGGTCAGGAAAGCCACCACCGACTTCATGTAGGTCTTTGACTATCCAGCCACAAGCGCGTAAGGCATCCATGATCTCTTGCTGGTTATGGTCAGTGCGCTTTATTTGGTATCGCATCAGATGAGGTGATTGTGGTATTTAGTCATCAAATCTGATTTTCTTTAATCAATATACGTTCTATTTCAATGGCGTCTTGTTTTGCTTCCGCGCGTGTATCACGATTCATGTAATGGGATGCTGTTTCAATATGCTTTCCGCACTTGCCTACCAGTTTCGCCCAGCCTCTATAACCATCGCGCAATACTCTAACATGGTGATAACTGCGCATGTTTTCAAATTTCATCTTATTTGACTTCCATTGGTAATATCATCTGCTGATTCGCTTTATCTATTCGTTTCCTGGACATCTTGATATACTTGGGATTCAATTCAATGCCTATAAAGTCCCTGCCGAATTTAGCGCATACCACGCCCGTAGTTCCTGCGCCGCTGAACGGGTCCAGAACCAATCCACCTTTAGGACTTCCGGCCAGAATACACGGCGTTATCAACTTCGGCGGGAATACTGCGAAATGCGCTTCTTTGAATGGCTTGGTGTTTACGGTCCAGACTGTGCGCTTGTTTCTTTTTGGATATGTCTTGCTTCCTTTTGCCAATTTGTTTCCATCCCTCTGAAAATCTTTAGCATTATCATTCACCCTTGATTTTCTATCATCATCTGGGTATTTGGAATTCTCTTTTATCGCCTCATGGTCATAGTAATATTTGGCGGACTTCGATAATAGGAATATGTACTCATGGCTTTTAGTCGGTCTGTCTTTCACACTTTCGGGCATGGGATTCGGCTTCGCCCAGATGATGTCAGACCTCAACCACCAGCCATCGGCCTGTAATGCAAACGCTACTCGCCAGGGAATTCCGATTAGGTCTTTGGGTTTTAGTCCCGCAACATTAGTTGGCTTTCCAAATCGTTCTTTGTGTTTAG